GATCATATTGTGCCTAGGAGACTAGGTGGAACCGATAATGACGATAATTTGCAAGTATTGTGTCAAAAGTGCAATTTGAGCAAAGGTGGTCGGTTTTTTGGTACAGGTAATACACCCCCGACTCTCCATGATCTAAAAATCCCCCAAAACGTGAGCGTAAGTCATGACTAAAGGCGATCAGGTCATAATCGGTCAAGCACCTAACGAGATAGTCTCAGATCGGCTCATATCGGTTTCACCGCCGTCATCAGTAAAGGTCTATGGCTCTACGACTCCTAGAATTCATACGCCGCTCAACGATTTACCCTCTCGAGGCTTCGATCTCATAGATTTAGCCGATCAAATCTTGCCGGACGGCTTAATGCCATGGCAAAAGTTTGCACTCGAACACACTCACAAATACTTACCAGACGGACGCTGGGCTACTCCAACGAATTGCATAGTCGTAGCTCGTCAATCCGGTAAGACATTTTTACAGCAAATCCGCATACTCGGCGGTTTATATCTATGGAACGAGCAGCTGCAAATCGGCACATCGCACCGGATACCAACATCGCTAGAAACCTTTAAGTCGCTTATGCGAATTATCGAGGGTTCGGAAATGCTATCGAAGCGCGTACATCGTGTCCGACTTGGTAATGGTCGCGAGGAATTAGAAGTCAAGGGTGAAAATGGACAGATAAATCGTTTCATCGTCAAGGCTGGCGGTTCGGCTGCTCGAGGATTCTCAGCGCCCAGCGCGGTACATCTTGACGAGCTTAGAGAAATGAGAGACTTAGAATCTTACGCGTCGCTTCGCTATACCCTTATGGCGTCTAAAAATCCTATGATTATGAGCTACACAAATGCCGGAGAAAATGCGAGTGTAATTCTTAATTTATTTCGTGAACGTGGATTAGCTGCCGCCGCTGGAGCTGACGACGACATTGGCTATTTTGAGTGGAGCGCTCCGACTAGCGATATTCACTTGGAATCAAATTGGTTAGCTGCTAATCCAGCTATCGGCTACACAATGGACATTAGAAACTTTAAGTCGATTCTCAATGATCCGCCAGACGTGGTACAAACCGAAGTCTTGTGTCGCTGGGTCGATACGATCTCGGGCGCTATTGGTGCAAACGAGTGGAACAATTGCCACGATGATTCCGTCGATCTTGATCCGGAGAAGCTGACTTGGCTGGCGCTGGATATTTCGCCGGATCGCAAATTCTGCGCTTTAGTCGGCGCTCAAAAATTAGGAGACGAACGCTTCGTGGTAAAGCTACTTCATACTTGGGAAAATGCCGTCCAGCTCGACGATCGAGAAGTCGCAAACGAGGCGGCTAAGTATTGCCGTAAGTATCCGCTCGAGTATTTACTTTACTCAAGGAAAACTAGCGGCGCGGTAGCGGCAAGATTCCAGCCAGCCGGTATCCCGATCTTTGACATGGACTCGGTTTACCCTCAGAGCTGCGACGAGCTTCTCGGTGCAATTAACTCCGGGCGATTACGTCATCGAGGACAGTCGGATTTAACTAAGCAAATCCTTTCCGCCGTACAGCTAAAGCGCGGAGACGGCGGCTGGGTTATTGGGCGTCGAGCTTCGCAAGCTGCGGTCTGCGCGGCGGTGGCCACAGCGCTAGTTACACACTTCGCGACACGCCCAGAAATGGACTTCGATATTATGACGGGTTAGTGCTATACGGGTGACAGAATTGGCGCATGGGTATTCGTGATCTGTTTGCGTCTAAGGTAGAAGCCGTAGCGCCGCTGCAAAATAGCGACATCGAGGCTTCGCTCTCACCTGTATTCGCGTTAGATTCGATCTATACCTTTAATGGTGGCGCTACTCAGGCTACGCGCGAGGAAGCTATGAGTGTTCCCACGATCGCACGTGCTCGCGGGATTATCTGTTCGTCCATAGCTTCGGTCGGATTACAGCTCCGGGATAATACAACAGGGCTCGAAGTGCCAGCGCCCCGCGTAATACGTGATCCCGATCCACGCGTACCGGGTAGCGCGACTTATGTCTGGACAGCTGAGGATTTATTATTTTACGGATATGCCTATTGGCAAATTACCGAACTCTTTGCCGACACAATGCGAATTCGCTCCGTTCAAAGAATTGTACCGACTCGCGTCGGCGTATTCTTAAATGCTAACGGTACGGAAGTTATGTATTACACGATCGACGGAAAACAAATCCCAGACTCGGGCGTTGGATCGTTAATTATTTTTTACGGCAACGACGAAGGATTATTAAATCGTGCTGGTCGGACAATTCGTACCGGAGCAGAATTAGAACGTGCAGCTGCAAACTATGCTCGCGAGCCAGTTCCGTCTATGGTCTTAAAATCTAATGGCACAGCGCTACCAGCTGATCGAATTGCAAAATTATTAGAATCATGGGGAGTCGCTCGACGTAATCGCTCGACCGCGTTCCTAAATGCGGACGTAGAATTACAGACAGTCGGCTTCGATCCGGAGAAGTTACAGCTAGCAGCTGCGCGTTCGTACATCGCGACAGAATTAGCTCGAGCTATTGGTATTCCAGCCTTTTACGTGGACGCCGAGACTGGATCGAGTATGACATATTCCAACGCCAACGTTACCCGAAAAACTTTGCTGGATTTTAGTTTGATTCCAATCATGACAAGTATAAGCACCAGACTTAGCATGCCGGATTTCGTGCCGTCCACTCAGACAGTCAATTTTAGATTAGAGGATTACTTACGTGGCAGCGAAGCCGAACGCGTAGCAATTTACAAAACATTATTTGACATCGGCGCAATTAGCGTTGAGGAAATCCGACAAGCTGAGGAAATGATTAAATGAAAATAAATATGCCGTTAACAATTACATCAGCCGACAGCGAATCTCGCACAATTACCGGACGCGTCGTAACGTGGAACGAGACTGGATCAACTTCCGCCGGACTTACTACGTTTAAGCCAGAATCTATCGCAACTAAGAACGTTAAATTATTACTAGAGCATGATCGCACTCGACCAATTGGAAAGGTTTTATCTATGACTGCAACCGAACAGGGAATCGACGCGACCTTTAAGATCGCGGAGACAACAGCCGGAAACGACGCATTAGTGGAAGCCGCGACGGGTCTCCGCGACGGTTTTAGTGTCGGAGTTAAAGTTAATGCACATGATTTCGTGGACGGCGTGTTAGTAGTCGCTAAAGGTTCACTCGACGAAGTTAGTTTGGTTTCAGAGCCAGCGATCGACAGCGCTCGAGTTAGCCAGGTTGCAGCTAGTGAAACCGAAACCGAAGAAGTCGAATCAACAGATGAAAATTCTGATTCCCTAGATGAGGAAACAGAGGAAACAAATCCAACAACAGAAGGAGACGAAGTGTCAGACACTACCGAAACCGTCGCAACTGCCGAAACGGTAGAAGCGTCAAAGCACGTTCCAATGGCGTACACAGCTCCACGTTCGCCAATCGTCGATAAGGTTTCTTATCTACAATACTCACTTAAAGCGTCAGTTCTACATGACGAGGACGCTCGCCAATATGTCAAGGCTGCCGATAATTCGACTTCGACTGCTCCAGGCATGGTGCCGACCCCTCAAAGCCGTACAGTAATCAACGCGTTAGCAAATGCTGATCGTGGCATGATCGACGCACTATCTCGCGAAGCTCTTAGTGCTACTGGTATGACATTTGAACTTCCAAAAGTCACAGCTGTTCCAACAGTCGCAAACATCGCAGAAAATGGCGTAATTACAGAATCAAATCTAAGCGCTACATATATCTCAGTACCCGTTAATTCTTTTAAGGGTCGCGCAATCTCAACAATCGAACTCATCGACCGGTCGGATCCCAGCTACCTCACCGCGCTCCTACAAAATCTCGAATTTGCCTATGCTAAAGTCACAGACGAATTCGCAACAGGAACAATCGTTGCAGCTGGTCAATCAACTGGCGTTAATGCAAATACAGCTACGGGATTCCTAGGCTATACATCTCAAGCTGCGGGCGCTGTTTATAACAGCTCACTCGGCTTCGCTCGCAATCTAGTAGTTAGCCCCGGACAATGGACTAACATCATGGGTTACAACGACAATGGCGCACCTCTTTACAATGCAGCGCAACCAAGCAACGCGGCAGGAAACGTTCGCGGCGATTCACTTCGCGGCGTAGTTTCTCCGGGCTTAAATCTATTTGTGTCACGCTCAATCGGTAACG